AACTCCACGAGACTCCATAATCTCTTTGATCTTTTTATTATCACCAAATCCATTCTCTAATAAAGCATGGACTAGTTCTGTTGGTCCCTCTGGAGTGGAGAATACTACACCCTTGTTAGGAGTAAAGTCTCCATCAGTATTGACCATCCATTTACGGACCTCAAGTTTTGCAGGTCTATTATTCCATGATACTTCCGCTAAACGAATAAGAGTATTACCTCGTTCTTCTACAATAGCATCAATACCACCTTCAACAACTTCGAATGTGAGTTGTTTCTTTTCCATAGTTATAGTCTCCTCAAAGAAAAAATAAACCCTGTATTATTATATGAAATATGCGTTTTTAGGTTGTCATTAATGGTTGCACGGAAATGTGTATATCCTAAATTAATGCAGGGTTATTTTTTATATACAACTATGGTAGGTTGATGATGAACGAAACAAGTGAACACATAGTTTACCTACCATAGTGTATTACATAATTAGATTATTAGCGACGTGGTTTTACGAAGCGATCGTTGCCAACAACTGTACCAACGTAACGGTTTTGAAGTTCGTTGATTTTGGATTGTTTGATACGACGTACTTCTAATACGTAGCCTACATCGTTACGACGGGATTGTGCACCCAATGTAACTTTGTATTGGTATTTGTCGCCATATACCAAAGACATAGCTTTTTCCAATGTCATACCACGAACGATTAAACTGATCTTGTTGGTATATTGATCATATTCGTAAGCGATATTAATTGTACGGAAGTCTTTGTTGTGTTTGTCATCACGGTTATAATCAGAGATAGCAATCTTTTTCAAGATAGTAATAGCCATGTCTGTCATACGGAAACCAGCGAAATCTTCGTCAATGTATCCGTTAGATGTACGGCTATTACGCATGCTATTGGTCATAGCCATGATGCGTTGAGTTTGCTCATCCAATTGATTATTGGCTTGAGCTTCTTTTAAAGTTTCTAATGCTCGGATACCGTCTTGACCAGCACCTAAGTTAATATCGAAACCTAATTCGATATAGATACGGCCATTGCTGTATGCTTCACGGCAACCAGCAAAGTCTGGGAAAATGCGACCAAGGATATCAGATACTTGAGAACAGATTTCATTAGTAGAAACTAATTTACCAGCATAGTCTGCATCGAAGTCTGCGAAATCCAATTGGATATCGACATCTTCATTCTGTACAGAATTGTCTTCGCTGTTTTTAGGATTACCTGCATTGATTGCATCCACTAAATATTCCATGGATGTAAACTGAGGTTGCATTAAATTTGGGTCTTGAACAAACCCTGGTTTGAAATAACTCATAGTCATTTCCTCCTTGTTAATAAATATATAGAAAATTACCTAGGTGTTTGGGGTACTGTAATTGTCTACACAATACCCATGTACACACCTTTATATTATATAACCATAAAACTCTTTGGCTTTATAGATATATTCCTTGGATTTCATTCTTGTCTATATACTTGACTATATAGAGTCTGTCATTCTTATCTTCTACTAGCATATACTTACCTTTGATATTATATAGATTTACGTCATGATAATACTCAGTAACTATACAGTCTAAGAAGATAGCTCTAGCTACAGATTCAAGAACAAAGATATCACCACGTGTTAACTGCCCATGTGTAAGATATCTATCTTTAAACGATAGTTCAATTCGTTTAATTTTAAAGTTAGCTCTAAAGTAAGATTGGAAATTGATGCCTTCAAAGAACTTAGTTAACCCTTCGATAGGTGTATCGCTATATGTAATACCAAAGCTTCTATCAACTAAGAGATCAAATATCTTCTCAGTGATAACTGTATTAGTTGCAATAAGCGGAATGATAGTACTATGGTTATCGTTTACATATAAATCTATAGTCATCTTAGAATGAAGCTCTTTAACATCACTCATTAGATTCATATAAGACATTTCATATTCTTCCACAGAGTTATTCTCTAATAAGGCTTTGGTACAACACTTACCAGGTTGTAAAGTTCCAGTTACAGAATCTCTATAGCCGACTCTACAGATATAGAATGGATATCCATAAGATTCTCTTTCATTGTATATAGAAATGACTACATCTTCTTGACCATTCTTCAATACAGCTATTTCTACATGTAACTTACAATGTGGATTAAGAACCTTATACTCTTTATTAACTACATCTCTAGCTATACTCTTTCTACCAGTATTACCAATAATCTCAGTAACACCGTAAAAGTTTTTAGTATTGGTTGACGTTACTCTATAAAGTTCTTTAATATTTTCATTATCATCATATTTAAGAAACTTTTGTCCTAATGTCAGTATCATAGTAAATTACCTCCCAAGCACAATATATGGTGGTACATATATAGTTATGTACCACCAATTATTATTTTTTATCTTAAGAATAGTACCGCTTTAAGATAGTCCAATGTATATTTCAACGTAGACCCTTTGATGCGGATGACTTTGTCATTAAATTTAGTTGTGCTATAGTACTTAGTAAAGTTAAAGTTAGTTTCTTTATTAAGTATATACACCATACACTTAGTATAGTCATTTAAGATTCTAGCTCTTGTATCAATTAGCTTCTTATCTTTATGACCTTTGTTTAGCATAGACTCGATACATGTATTCATATACCATAGTTTAGCTGATTCGAATTTAACACCATCCATATTACCAGCTGTCATATAGATTACCAATAGACGATGAGTTTTAAAGAATTCATCATCAAAGTTAATCTTTTCTGGTTTAGTAATTAATAGATCACCATAGTTATTAAACTCTATAGGGATATCTTTAGCTTCATTAATAGCAGATTCCCGTAAGATTCTATCAATTACTTTCTGTTTAGCTACAGACTGTAAACGTTTCTTATAAGCTAAACTATCTGATGGTAAGAACTTAGTTGTTGGTACACCTAAAGCTAATAGTTTCTCGGTAGCACTTGTAAGTTCTTCTTCACTTTCAGAAGTTCTCCATTGTTTAATGGTTTTATTAACCATAGTAAACCATTTATTGAATGCTAAACGTTTACTACGATTAGAACTAATATCAATACCTTGCCAGATATCTTTATAAGCATCTAACCAAGCAAGCATATCTACACAATCAGTATCAGTACTATGCTTCTTAGTATATTCTTTTAGCTTACTTTCAATCTCTTCTGGTGTAAAGAATGGTACACCTGCTGGTAATACTGGGTCTTGTATTTGATTACCCCAAACATCTGTAGCCTCAATTAGAGTTATATCTTGATACTTGAGTTCCATTGTATTTAGAAGATGAGACTTCATAAAGTTATAGAACGTTTCATTAGTACAACCAACTAACTCTAATAGTTTCCAGTCAGACATTTGTTGTAATTGAATAGGCATACCCTTATATAAAGACCATAGTTCTTCTAAAGATACTATAGACTTACATAGGTTCATAATATAGATGCCTGTATTTAAAGACCATTCTTTAGCAGAATGAAGTTCTCTACCCTTATTAGCAAGATTGATACCAAACATATTTGCTCTATTAAGAATAGCACTATTCTTTAATTGTACTTCTTCATCACTGATGTCAGCTTCAGCATCTTCTTTGATAGATATATTGTCATATTTAATAGGCTGATTCAAGAACTGTTTCTTCAATTCTTCATATCTATCTGAATTAGTTTTACCAAATAACCTAATAGATACATCATCAGAGAAACGTTGTTGGTCATTAGTTAAACCATAGAATATATCCATCTGTGCATCTAATTCTTTCTCAGATTCTGGTGTAGCTAATACAAATGAATTAGGGTCACAGTTTAAGAATGCTTCTTTAGTATAGTTATCACAGTTGCTACATGGTGTATCAGATAACACATTATCCGTTAACAATACATCATTCAAATCAATAGCTGAATCAGTACGATTCATAGTCTTTACATTGATAGCAAAGTATCCATCATTATCTGTCATTACATCAATATCAGGATGATCTCTAACTATCTCTTTGGCTTTATTCTTTTCTAATTCACCTATTAATGGCATATAGTCATCAGGTAACTTAGAGAAGTCTATCTCAGCCATCTCTGCTTCTTGCTCTAGAGTAGCAATAACAGAAGACATTTCAACCAAAGTCTTATCTGGTTCAAATGTAATCTCTTCAAAGTCTTTATTATATTTAATTTGGTCATGGGAGATTAGTTCCATACCAGTCAATTGTTCATAGAAGTTATTAGCTTCTAGTTTACGTTTATCTTCACCTTTGAAACGGTATAAGTTAAACTTACGGTCTTTTAAGAATTCTTCTTTCTTATATTCTTTTGTACCATCAGAAGACTTTACTTTAATAGTATCATCTTCTAAGTCTTTGGTTAAACCATAACCCTCTACTGATTCATCACCAGTAAAAGAGTTACTGTAGCCATATTGTACTACGATTTGATCACTAGCATTAGCTGGTGGAACTCCACCAACGTTAGCAGTGAACTCTTTTAGATTAGACATTAATCTTCTCCTTTAAGTTCCTTGATGGCATTCTCACACCATGAAGTGAATTCATTAATATTAAAAGTCTTAGTATTATCACGATCTTCTAACTTGAAACGTAGTTCCATGAATATAGCTAATAGCTGTGCAAAGTTATTATCAGTAAGACGAATATAGTTATACTTGTCTAATGTGATAATATTAAACTCTTTGGCTTTTTGTTTAGCTCTATATTCAGGCATGCTTCTTGTGTTAGGGTGATCACCTCCATCTTTGACTTCGATTATGAGGTTATATGGTATATAATATATATCCGTAATCCAATTTCGTGTAACACCATTTTGGTCTACATATTGGATAGTTGGACCAGGCATCATAATATCATCACTAGGGATATGTAGAACTTTATCCATGAACTCAATAGCACGTTTCTCATATGTACCAGTATAAGTAAACATAGTACCATCAGAATATTTGTAAGTGCCAGATATACGTCTATTAGCTAACATCTTTTCTTGGTGCTCTGGGTCATGCATGAATGTATATCTCCCATATACTTTATGCATATTCTCTAAAGCACGTTTACGCATCTCTTTCTTACATTTCTCACTACAATATTTATTATATCTCCAAGTCTTTTCATTCCATTGTGTTTCATTCTTACAGATAACACAAGTTCCTTTAGACTTCTTATTAATTGTATTGAATACAATTCTAGCTGCAGAGTAACCCTCAGGGATTAGTTCTTGGTGTTTATTTTGTATATGTCTTACTAATGGTTCACGTTCTAGACGTTTCTCACAGAAAGGACATTTGAATCTTTTCGTTGCCATATGTACCTCCTTTAGGGCAGTTTACATGTATGTTTTCACAGGGCTAACTTTATAATAAGATGCTTAAAGCTACCCAAATAAGCCGAAAGGAGGCATTATGGATACTAATAAATATAAGACATCATCTAAGATTAAAGAATATGCTTTATCAGTAGATTCATTTAATAAACCAACAGAATATACTAATGCTAGAGCTATAGCTGTAGATATTATTAGATTATTCTTATTAGAACCTGGTACATTACAAAACAATCCAGACTGTGGTATTGGTTTGTATAGTAGATATAAGTTTATAAATAGTGATAGACTACATGAACTAGAAGATACAGCTAAGAATCAAATACAAACTTATCTTGCTCCTATGTCTTCTATTACAGTAGACTGCTCATTTATCAACGTAAATATATTACTTATTAGAATGACTATTGACACATCTTCTGTCAATCTAGTTTTTAATAAGGATAACCTTACTTTAAAAGATATTTCCAATTATAATTAAGGAGGACCATTAGATGGAAAAGAAAACTCTTTCCTTATCTGATTTGCAAGCTGAAGCTAATGTATCTGCAGAAGAAAATAATAATGCTGTAGAAACACCAGCTGAAGATACACCTGTAACACCACAACCTGTAGAAGAAGAAAAACCTACAAGTATTCGTGATAACCCACTATACAACTTAGGTAATCCTACAGAAGATGCTATTAAAGAAGTAGCAATCGAAGATGTAGCTAAGTATGAAAATGAAAACTTTGCTGAAAAAGAATACGAAAAGAAAATGAATGATTTCGATGAACAAACTCGTCGAGCATTCCAACGTCGTTTCGGTCCAGCTATCGAAGAAGTTCAACGTATGGCTGATGAATACGAAGAACGTAAAGAAATCGAAGGTGGAGATGTACGTGTAGTTTCTACTTATGATAAGAATGCTGAAGTAAATCCAGATGAAGCTCTTACTAAAGAAGAAATCGAAGAACGTAATGCTATTGCTTTAGCAGAAGCACGTAAGAAATCTCCAGCTAAGAAAGTTGAAACTAAAACAGCAGAAACTCCAACTACAGTTAAAGAAGAAACTGTAGATGATATTGAAGCTGAACTATTAGACCAACCTACGGTGCCTGAACAAACTGTGGTTGATCCAGAAGATGATGATAAAGAATTAGATATCATTGATGATGATATTATTAATGACTTAGGTCTAGCTGATGAAATGCGTGAAATTGAGGAAAAAGAACGTGAAGAACGATTAAACAAACGTATGTCTACGTTCAAAGATCAATTACGTACTATGCTAGTTCCTAATAAAGCAAAAACTGATTTATCTAAATTCAAGATTCTTAAATCTACTATGCCAGCAAGTAATATCTTAAGTAAACAAGCTGAAGAAACTCCATATTACACTTGGGTATTACCTTATACTGGTATTTCTGTATCTGTTTCTCCATTGTCCGCTATTGAAATTCAAAACTTAATTAATACAGAAGAAGGACGTAATAACGTTGAAGCTGCACGTGCTCAATTTGAATTGATTTGGAAACACTTGCATCCTAAATGTAATGCTGGGTCTTTTGAAAACTGGTGTAAGAAAATTCACTATGCTGATATTGACCACTTATACTTCGCTGTATATAAAGCATGCTTCCAAAATGCTAATATCATTGGCTTCCAATGTCAAAATACTAAATGTGATAATATCTTTGCAGAAAAACGTGAAATCATGGAAATGGTTAAATTCGGTTCTGATAAAGATAAAGGGCTATTCGATAAGCTTTACCAAAAAGACCCATCTGTAGATTGCACTTTAGAAGAGGACTTAATGGAAGTCTCTGATAAATATGCTATAGGTGTAGGCCCTATCACATTATACAATATCCTATTTGAAATCAACTTTGTAGATAAAGCTATGACTGAAAAGTATGATACATTCGTTGGTATGGCTGCTACTATTAAATCCTTATACCGTATTGATGAAGAAAAAGAAGCATTGATTCCTATTGCTTTCCGTACAGATAAGAATGATGTGGTTAAGACATACAAATATCGTATTGCTTCTCTATACAAAATCTTCAATACATTAAGTGATATTGACTTAAATGATATCAGTGATCGTATTGGTGAGTATGCTGATAGATATGCTGAATCTATTAATATCTCTTACCAAATGCCAGCGGCTACATGCCCTGAATGTGGTGATGAAATCCAAGCTGCTGAGGCTCCAGCTCAACAATTGGTTTTTATACGACATCGGCTAGTACAAGTTTTGAACTCCTAGATCAGGTCAATAGATTATCTTATGAGTATCGTGGGCGAATAACTATCATGGAGATTATGAATGCTCCTGTATGGTATATGGTAGCCCTACGATACTTTAAGTACCAAGAACGTGTAGCTGCTAAGAAGAAACAAAAAGAAGATGATATTAAAGCCAAAGCTAAAAAGCAAAGCTTTAATAAGAATAAATACACTGGTAGACAGCTACTAGAGATGGATATAGCCAGAGAAAATGGTCACCATATCCCTGGTTTCGAAGGACTAACTAGAGACGAAGCTGATGATCTTAATGAACAAATGATGGAAGAAGGTCTCATCTAATGTATACTATACCTAAGAAAACAATTAATACTTTAGATGACTTCACTCTATCAAACTTAGAATTGATTCTAAATAAAGACTGTAATATGGCTTGTAACTATTGCTTCTTATATGGTGATACAAATAGTGGTGAAAGATTCTCCAGATGGGATGACTTATTAGAGATGCTTAAGAATATTAATATTTCAGATAAGCTGACTATAGGACTGAACTCTGGGGAATTATTTACACCTGATAGATTGCCATTAGTTATGAAGGCTATAAGAGTCTTAAAGAGAATTACTAGGTATAAAGACGCCACAATAGATTGGCGACTATACAGTAACGGTACTAACTTTGAGATTATAAGGGATTTCCTAATAGCAACTCAGGGTGAGAATAGAACCATTAGTATATCATATGATGGCGAAGATTCATATAGAAGACTTAAGAGTAATAAGCCATCTAATACATTAGACACTCTTAAGAAACTAAGTGAATCTGGATTTGCTAATGATATCATTATCAGATATGCTATTACAGAGAGAGTGTATAATATGAAAGAGACTTTCGATGCTCTATACAAATTAGGTTATAAGAATATTGAATACTACTTTATACGTAATTATAATTCTTATACCATTCCACTAGTTGTGGATACTTTTAGAAAGAGTCTTACTGATACACTTAACTATGTAAAAGATACTGATATTGATTTATATAATCTACATGATTACTATAGCAAACAAGATCCAACTGTTATATGTAACTATGGTAATATGCTAGCAGTTAGTCCATCAGGAAGAATAACTACATGCTGTGCTATCTATGAGGGTATATATACCGATACTGTAGAAGCTGATCTATTAGAGTATAATCGTATACCTGAAATATATAACTCTTTCGAAGCTAACTATATCTATGATAGATCTAAAAGTGAATGTGCAGTATGTACAAACCAGATGTGTAAAGAATGCTGTTCATATAAGGCTATTGGAAGAGATAAATACTACAATAAGAGACACCATCAACAGTGTCATATTAGACATGCAGAACTGGCTGTCTATGATTCTATTTTTAATTGATATTTTCGGAGACATAAATGGACTTACTAGAGTTTTCATCTAAATTTATTATGGGAGAAACAGATGCATTATCTACATTTTGTCGTCTATTTACCGAGAATAATATCTTATACTTTATGCTAGCACCATATGGGTGTCTTGGTAATAAAATTGTCAAGTCTGACTTATGTGAAGATAGTGTAGCAGTTACTATATTTGGTAATAAATCAAATATTGATGCGTTTAAAAGCATTGAAACAGATTACAATGGGAAGGTAATAAATCGCCATAACACGAATATTGCAATTTCCTGTGTATGTCATAAGCCAACTGAAATACAAATGGTTTTCAGTAGAGTTTAGATGTGTAAATTCCCATAGTCCACATATAGGACTATGGGATTTCTACATATTAATAACTACGGAGGTTATAAAAATATGGCAGATAAACTTAGAGGAGATCATTTAGAGGTCTCTTTATTAGATATGGATGACTTCGTCAAGAAGAATAATCTACAACCTATAACGAATCCTATATTTTTTGATGTAAATGGTAATCCAACTGATGATGGATTACTATCTAATATCATCTTTGGTATTACTAAACAAACACGTGCTGGGACTTTCGCTTATATTGATTTACATGGTAGATTCTTAGCACCATTGGTATATAAGATCTGGGGTAAGATTGACCGTAAACTAAAAGAAATCGTCAAAGGCACTAAGTTCTTTAAAATAGATTCTGATGGACAATTCGTTGAAGATGAGAATGGTGAAACTGGTTTAGACTTCTTGTATAAGAATATAGACAAAGTTAAGTTTAGAGAGACTGGCTCTACTAAACGTAGTCGTTTTATCAAGTTCTTGGAACGTAACCGTAAGAGCTTCTTCATTACTAAACTATTAATCATTCCACCATATTACCGTGACGTTAAAAGTGATGGTGGTAAAGTCTCAGTTGGTGATATTAATAAGCTATACCAAAATATACTAGTATCGGCTAAGTCTTTAGAAGAATCTAAATACTATGGTATTAATATTGGTGATGCTAATAAGGGTCGTATACAGGACTTACTATTAGAAATCTATAACTGGTTTGGTTCTGGTACTGAGTCTAACCCTAATGGTGGTATTCCTGGTAAGTTTGGTGTATTACGCCGTACTAATATTAGTAAGACTACAGACTATGCTACACGCTTAGTTATGTCTTCCCCAAATCTTAAAGTCGAAAATCTTGAAGATATCGAAGCCGATCTAGAATACTCAGTGTTACCAATGACTTCAGCAGCTGCTAACTTCTTCCCATTTGTATTATTCCATATGAGAAGATTCTTTGAAGAGCAATTTGCTGGACGTACTGTATACGAATGTATTGGTTCCAAGGGAGAAGTCTTATATCCTAGAATAGATGATTGGCAAACATATTTCAATGATTTAGTTCTTAAGAAAGAATTAGACCGTTTCATTCATGGTTATTCTGATAGATTTAGACCGATAGAAGCGCCTATTAGTCCTAAAGAGATGGAACGTATTGGTTATAAGGGTAAAACTTTATACATGAAATTTAAAGCCAGGTTTAAACGTGTAGAAGATATTGCTGAAGATAAAGATTCTGGTGTAGCAAAAGAGCTTCAACGTAAACTAACTTGGTGTGATGTAATCTTTATGGCTGCTACAGAAGCTATAAAAGATAAAATGATTCTTATATCACGTTTCCCTATAGATACATTCTATAACCAGTTCTCTACTAAATGTAAATTATCATCTACTATTGAAACTGAAAGTATAGAATTTGATGGTAAGTTCTATAAGAACTATCCTAAGATTCGTGATGAATATATCGGTACTAATACTGCAAATAAGTTTATTGATACAATGAATATCTGTAATGCTTATTTGGAATCTATTGGTGGTGACTATGATGGTGATATGGTAACCATCAAAGGTATATTCACAGATGAAGCTAATGCTGAACTTAAAAAGCAACTAGAGTCTAATGTCCATTTTATTGACTTAGGTTGTAAAGCAGTAATAGCTAATACTAACGAATGTATTCAAGCATTGTTCTCTTTAACTATGACATTAGATGGGGATGTACTTACTGACCCTAAATTTTAACAAAAGATATCCCAGTATAGTCAATGACTATACTGGGTATATTCTTATTCAAAAATAACAGAGATATTTGCTTTTGGTGTAGTGTATGTAGCGTTTAAGAAAGTCTTAATAGCTTCAATAGATTCAGTTGTTTCTGGTATTGAAGGTTTTGCTCTAAGAAGTCTAACTACAATAGCTGTAGGCAATTTATATGTATTATCAGATCTAATGTTATTGATAAAGTGCTTACAATAAGTATCAGATGTTATTGATACTTTGAGTGTATCTAAAGACACTATATTTTGATCAGGTGGTTGCCTGAATACTAATTTCCCAATACCATTCGTACCAATAACGTTTAATGAAAATTTATTATTAAACTGGTCATCTAGATTATTAAGTATTGGCACCTCTAGCTCTTTAAAAGTAGCTTGCGAAGCTATACCATTAATATTAGAATTATAGTCACGTCTTAATGATAAATTGAAGAATCTTTCATTAGATATTGCCATGTATATTTCATACATACTAAAGAACGGGATGCCTCTTACGTAAGTTAATATACCATACATATTTACACTTAAATATGATTTAAGCAACTCTAGTAGTTTTACTTTCTTTACTAAGAATCCCCAGACATCGAATGAAATATCACGTCCAGTAAATGATGTAAACATAGAGCCAAACTGTAGTGTCTCCTTAACTGCTTTTGTTGCAACAAAGCTACTATCAACAAAGTTATCTATATTTATAGTATCCAAATTAATATTATAAAATAACGAGTTGAAATTTGTACAGCTAGATAGATCTATATTTTTTGGATACTTACCATTAAATTCGTTAAATGCTGACGAGAAATCTTTAATACTGGATGTTTTTAATGTAATACCACTCAAATCAGCAGATGCTCCCATAGCAAATTGAGCCATAGTTGAAGGGGCTAAGGTAATATTACTTAAATAGTTTTTTGCAGCATATGTAAATAACCCATTAAATTTACGTTCAGTTATACCAGAATTATCTATAATTTGTACATTAGGAATTTTACCAGAATTGGTATTTACTGTAGGTGATATT